GTTTGATGATTCATATTTACTTGAAATGTATATGGAAACAACTGAAGGCTTCGCTGGCGAACAAGAGATAATCAATAAGTTTGGTTTAGAAATTAGAGAAGATACTACCTTTATGATTTCTAAAAGACGTTGGCAAGATCAAGTTGATTCAGCGCATACACTAATAGCCGATGGTAGACCAAATGAAGGCGATATAATTTATATGCCTTTGATGAATAGTTTTTTTGAAATACAATTTGTTGAAGATCAACAACCATTCTTTCAACTCGGTCAATTACCAGTTTACAAATTAAAAGTAACTAGATGGGAATACTCTAACGAACAACTTAACACTGGTATTAATGAAATTGATAGCGCAGAAGATCAATATTCTACTGATACATTAAGATACCAATTTACATTAGAAAATGAAACAGGTTCTTTACAGTTAGAAACAGAAAGTGTCAATGGTGATAGATTTTATCTTGTTAATGAAGATGCTACATTTAATGTACAAACACAATCGTTGTATTCAGATAATTTAGATTTAGATAGTGAAGCAGGGTTTGATACAGCGTCAACAGCAGATGATATATTAGATTTCACAGAACGTAACCCGTTTGGTGATCCTGACCAAGGAGAATTTTAATGTTTGGAACATATTTTTACAATGAATCAATGAGAAGAATGACTATCGCCTTTGGTCAACTTTTTAATAAAATTAAAGTCAAAAGAAAAGATAGTGAAGGCGATATTGTACAATCTATTGCTGTACCATTAGCATATGCGCCAAAAGAAAAGTTTTTAACACGATTAGATCAACAGCCAAATTTAGGTGAACGAGAAATGGCGATTACTTTACCTCGTATGAGTTTTGAAATATCTGGTATCTCATATGATGGTTCTCGTAAATTAACAAGAGTTCAAAAGTATAAACAAGTTAAAACAGGTGAAGATGGAAAAGTAATGACATATAATTACACACCTGTACCTTATAATATATCTTATACTTTAAACATATTTACAGCGACTGCCGAATCAGGATTACAAATAGTTGAACAAATACTTCCTTTCTTTCAACCTGATTATACAGTTACTGTCAACGCTGTACCATCATTAAACATCAAAAGAGATGTACCAATTATATTGAATGATGTTAATTATGATGATAGTTATAATGGTGATTTTACACAACGAAGAGCAGTAATATACACATTAAACTTTACGGCGAAAACATACTTATTTGGACCGGCAACAACTCAAGGTGTTATTAAAGAAGTACAATCTGATCTATATTCAGATACAGATACTACAAATAAAGCGAGAGAAGAAAGAATAGTGATAGTCCCTAACCCGACTAGCGCAGACGCTGATGATGATTTTGGGTTTACAACAACAATTACGTCATATACAGACGGTAAAAAATACAATTCATCAACGGATTCAGATGAATAAATAGTATAAATAATAAGAGAGAGAAACACTTATGTCAATTAGTAAAATTAAAACTGGTTCAATTACCACAGATGCAATCACAGAAGCAAAAGTAGCAGATGCTGCTATTGAAAATGAACATTTAAATAGTAATGTTGTTATAGGTCAATCAGAATTAGCTGAAGCAGCAAGTTCTAATGATATTCTTTTAGTTTATGATGCAAGTGCAGGTACTCTTAAAAAAATTTTAGCAAGTAATGTAGGAACACAGGCAGTTACTCTTTCGTCAATATCGCCTACAAATATAACTACTGGTGATGGTACAGGTAACGCTACCTTTACAATTACAGGAACAAATTTAACAGGCGCTACTGCAACATTAATTACTAGTGGTGGAACAGAAGTTGAATTTGATTCAGTTACAGTCGATAGTTCAACACAAATTACTGGCGTAATTGCTATATCAAGTTTATCAAATGCTAATGAACCTTATGACGTTAAAGTTTATGGTTCAAATGGTTTACAAGCAATTTTAAGAAATCAAATTAATATAGATGCTCAACCTGTTTATACAACTGCTTCTGGTTCATTAGGTGACCAAACAGTAAATATTGCAGGTAATTTTTCAGTCAATGCGACTGATCCAGAGTCAGCGGGTAACGTTACTTTTGAATTACAATCAGGTACATTACCTCCAGGGTATTCATTAACAAATACTGCTGCTGAAGGTGGAACAGCTATTATTAGTGGTACGGATAGTACAACAAGTTCAAATACAACATACAACTTTACTTTAAGAGCAGTTGATGCTGCATCAAATACTACTTCGAGAGCATTTTCTATAACAAGTAGAGTACCAGTTTCAGAATCATTTACTTCATCTGGTACGTTTAGTGTACCATCAGGTATTACTCAAACAGATGTACTTGTAGTCGCTGGTGGTGCATCTGGTGCATCTGTTTATACTGGTGGTGCTGGTGGTGGAGGTGGTGCTGGTGGATTAATATTCATTCCTAATTATCCTATCGTACCAGGTGGAACAATATCAGTCACAATTGGTTGCGGTGGAAACGGAAGACCTTCTTCTGGTGACTCTTCTGGTATTCAAGGACAAGATTCATCATTTGGTTCACCAGGTGATCCTGGTTTATCACCAACTGCTTCAGTATTAACTGCTAAAGGTGGTGGATACGGTGGACCAAGTAGTGGTAATGGTGGTGGTTCAGGTGGTGGTGGTTCAAATAGTGGTAGTGCTCACCCAGGTGGACCTGGACAACAACCTACTCAACCTGGCCAATCAGGTGCATATGGATTCGGAAACCCTGGTGGAACTTCAGGTCCTCCTGGTCCTTATGGACAAGGTTCTGCTGGTGGTGGTGGTGGCGCTGGTGCCGCAGGTTCTGGTGGTCGAGGTGGACAAGGTGGTGCTCCAAACGGAGGTAATGGTGGAACTGGTAAAGCTTATACAATCGCAGATGGTACAACTCCAGTTTACTACGCTGGTGGTGGTGGAGGAGGATCAGGTCAGACACCTGGTGGAGCTACAGAAGGTGTTGGAGGACAAGGTGGTGGAACACCAGGTACTTCTCCTGCTCCTGCAACATTTACAGGTCAAACTCAAAACGTTGCCGCAAATAAAGGCGGTGGATCTGGTGGAACTAACTCTGGTAATGGTACAGGTGCTGGTGGTAAAGGTGTAGTAATCGTAAGATACTAAAACCCATCTAAATAGTTGTTATGAAGTTTGATGATAGGATACTTGTCTTTGATGATATTATAGATAAACAATCTCAAAAACAAATACAACATATACTCTTTGATAAAGTGAGATGGCAATTCGTAGCTGATGTTACAAAACCAGATAACAAACAACAACGACCAGGTTTTTCATATTATTTCTTAACAGACAAATCAAACGTCTTTGATTATCACACAGATGTATTAAAGATTATAGATGCCGCTTGTAATAAGATAAATTTTAAAAGACAAGACTGTTTACAAGGTCGTTCTTTTTTACAACTCCCATTAAATCTAAAAAATAGAAGTATAGATGCGCCACACGTTGACGCTGATATAGACCATTTAGTGATTTTATATTATGTCATTGATAGTGACGGCGATACTATAATCTATGAAAATACATTTAAAGGTTATGATAACGTACCATACTTTAATGAATTAAAAGAAAAACAAAGAATAACACCAAAGGCGGGTAGAGTTGTTATTTTTAATGGTAAACATTGGCATACAGCAGAACAACCTAAAGATAATGTTAGATGCATTATAAATTATAATATAATATGAATGAAAAAATAGAATTGTGGTTCCCAACACCAATATATTATTCAGATAATGTAATGGGAAACGAATTTAAAAATAAACAAGAAACATTTTTAAATCATAATTACGATACTGTAAGAAATGATTATATGAATGTAGATACGTCACATAGTTTAAAAGATTTGAATGTTCATCATTTAGAAAAATTTAAATCTGTGTTTGATGTAATAGATCAACACGTTAATACTTTTGCACAAAAATTAGGTTATCGTCATAATTTAAAATGTGAAACTAGTTGGGTTAATAAAAGTTATAAAAATGATTATTTGTATCCACACGTACACTCTTATGCTTTGATTAGTGGAGCTTTTTATATTCAAAGTTTAAAAGAAGATCATATTTATTTTATGAAAGATATAAAAGATATGAAGTTGTTACCAGTAGAAAATAATGACTTAAACCATAGAAGTATATCTTACCCGTGTATAAACGATAGAATAATTTTATTTTTAAGTGATACGTTACACCATACAATGAAACAAAAAAGTGATTTCAAAATGACATTATCGTTCAACTATAAATAGTAGTATGAGTAAATTAGAAGATAAGGTAAATGAAATTTTAGGTATCAATGAACCAGAACCTAAAAAAGAAATTGTCCAACAAGAATTTAAACCCGCAGTTCCTCGTAGAGATGATGATAGTAAAGCTGATGTAGATAACGATTACAAGTACAGCAGAGAAAATTATTATAATCTAATTGAAAGAGGACAAGAAGCGATTGAAGGGATACTTGATATTGCAAGAGAAGGTCAACACCCAAGAGCATATGAAGTCGCTGGTCAACTCATAGGACAAGTTGGACAAACAGTTGATAAATTACAAGACTTACAAAAGAAACTCAAAGACTTAAAAGAATTACCAAAGTCAGCAAATCAAAATATAAAGAACGCTTTATTTGTAGGCTCTACTGCAGAGTTACAAAAGATGTTAAAAAAAGATGAAAATATTGAAAGCAAAAACATCACACCCGAAGAAAAAGACATTTCTGATAAGTGATTTAGTCTTTATTAAAAAAGACCCTCTTCCTGCCTTAATGAATGGTGAACAAATGATAGACCCAATTGAAATACAAC